AACATCAAGGCGCAGATGTGGTGGGATGTGGCCGATCGATTCCTCCTGACGCACATGGTCGTAGAGTCGATCAAGAATGGAACCGTGCCGCCGAAGTTCAAGATTGAGGATCTAATAAGCATCGATAGCGCCATAAAACACTTGTCCAAGCTGAAGATGGAGCTGTGCACGCCGCTGCGCGACTTCGACAACAACGGGCGCGTAAAGGTAGAATCTAAAAAGGACATGAAAAAGCGTGAAGTGGCCTCGCCCAACCTTGGCGATGGCTTCATCATGGCCTACGCTCCGATACGTCGCGGGCTCAATATCAACCCAGAGAACCATCGACCATGATCGATCTACTTGGCCGCAAGCGCCGCCGCAAAGAAGCAGAGCTGAGAGAGCGCGAGCTTGAGTTGGCCGAGAAGACCGCCGACATCGAGGATCGCAAGCTCAAGCAGCAGCGCACGATTATCCGCATGATGCAGGACGATCAGTTGCGCGCATCTCATAAGGACGTGCCTGTAACGCTGGCCGCGCCCGCGCTGCTGCCCATTGTTGTCCCGGCTGACCAGAAGGCCGCCGTGGCCATGGATAGCTGCCAGTCGATCTATGAGTATGCCTCTGTCGGCATTCCTAACTTCTACGGCACCTTCCCCGGCTACCCAGTCCTGGCCGCCATGAGCCAGTCGAGCGATTATCGCGCCGTGGCCGAGACGACCGCCACCGAGATGACCCGCGAGTGGGGTCGCTTCAAGATCGATGACCCGGACGCCGAGCAAGGCGCCGACCTGACGGATGCTCAGCTCGAGGCGTTCAAGCTGCAGAAGTCGAAACAGGCGACCGACCGACAGAGGAAGATCAACCAGATCAATGACGCCTTCGAGCGGTATGGCGTTCGCGACCTGGTCCGCCGCGCCGTTGAAGTCGAGCTAGGCATGGGCCGCGCCCAGATCTACATCAAGCTGAACCATCTGGATGACAAGCTGCCCTTCCTGATGGATAAGGTCAGCGTGAAAAAGGGGGACCTGAAAGGGTTCCGCCTGATTGAGCCGATGTGGTCCACGCCGAGCATGTACAACGCCAACGACCCAACCGAGGCCGATTTCTACGTCCCAACCAAGTGGTATGTTCTGGGCAAGGAAGTTCACGCCGACCGGCTGATGACCCTGGTGATGCGCCCGGTTCCGGACATCTTGAAGCCTGCCTACAACTTCGGCGGCATCTCGATGTTCCAGCTCATGAAGCCGTATGTCGAGCGCTACCAGCGCACCGCCGACAGCGTGGCACAGATCGTCCAGGCGTTCAGTCTGACCGTGTTGTCTACGGACATGAGCGGCATCCTGTCGAGTGGCGAGAGTGACGCTAACCTGTGGTTGCGCGCCGGGATCTTCAACCGCTTCCGCGAGAACAGCGGCATGATGCTGCTCGACAAGGAAAGCGAAGAGCTCGACCAGATAAACACCCCGCTGACCAGTCTTCCCGAGTTGCTGACCAAGGCCCAAGAGCAGATGGCCGGGCCGAGTCATACGCCGCTTGTGAAGCTGACCGGGGCAACGCCTGCCGGCCTGAATGCCAGCAGCGATGGCGAAATTCGCGTCTACTATGACTACCTGATGGCGCAGAACGAGGCGCACGTCCGCCCAGTCATCAAGACATTCTCCGACCTGATCCAGCTTGACCTTTTCGGCGATATTGACCCGACGATCAAGTGGGAATTTAACCCGCTCTATCAGCTCAATGCGAAGGAGCTGGCCGAGGTGCAGGACATCAACGGGCGGAATGCCGCTCAGCTGGTCACGGCCGCCATCGTCTCCCCGCAGGAGGCCCGCCAGGCGCTGTCGAAGGATGAGCAGAGCCCGTTCAATGGCATTGACGTAGACGACGTGCCAGAGGGCCAGGGCATGGATGACGCCTTCGATGAAGGTTCTGATTCGGACCTTGAGACTTGAAACAGATCAAGCGTAAGCGTGTAGTCCTTCCAGACTTTCGCCCGAATGCAGGAATTCGGGCGTCCTACCGCGCCGAGCTGAATAGCCTCCTGCGCAGTGCGCGCAACGAGGTTATGGCGGCCGTCGCCGGCCACTGGCAGCCGGCGCCGGCCATCGCCATGGACGCAGCCCGTGATGTCCTCGGTCGCGTGATCGACACCATCATTGCCAAGTGGATGACGAGCCTCAATGACCTGCCGCAGAAGATGGCGCGGCGATTCGTTGGGCAGACGGCCGGCGCGCTGGATCGCGGATTGAGTGCGACCCTCAAGAAGTCGGGATTCGCCGTCAACCTGCAATTGACCGATGCGACCAAGGAGGCCATGCGGGTCTCCGTAGGCATGAACGTCGGCCTCATCAAGTCGATCCCGGGCGAATACTTGGGCGACGTGCAGAAATACGTGTGGGAGTCGGTCGAGGCGGGTTTCGATTTGAAGACCCTCACCGACAACCTGGAGCATGCCTACCACGTCGGTCGCAACCGGGCGAAACTCATCGCCCGCGACCAGTCCAACAAGGTCCATGCCGTCATGGAGCAGGCACGCCGCAAAGAGCTGGGAATCACCAAAGCCATCTGGCGCCACTCGGCCGCAGCCAGGGAGCCGCGCAAGTCTCATGTCGCCGCTAATGGCAAAGAGTTCGATATTGAAAAGGGCATGTATCTCGACGGCGAATGGGTTCTACCGGGCCAGCCAATCAACTGCGGTTGCACAAGTAGTAGTGTGCTGGAATGGTAGTGTATAGTTATACAGTGGCGCTTATGGACTACGAGGTTTTGCCGTGACAAGAAACATCGCCTTCGATTCTTCCGTACGCTCAATCGATGAGAGCGGACACTTGCGCATTGCTCGTACCGTTATCAGCAAGGCGCAGATCGATCAGTATTTCGGCAAAGAGATCCCAGGCTTCGAAGCATTGGGGCTTGAGCCTGCGCGCATCTACCAGATGCTGCGCGACCCTGTAGAGCTGGAGAAGTCCGCCGACACCGCCAAGGGCAAGCAGATCCTCTTCAAGCATATCTACGTCGATTCAAAGACCCCCGAGAAAGAACTAACTGTCGGCGCCATTGGCTCCGACATTTCGTATGAGGACGGAAAACTCTTCGCCGACCTCACGTTCTGGGATGATGAGGCAATCGCCCTTATCGAATCCGAAAAGATGGAGCAGCTTTCATACTCCTACTACTTCGATCCGGTCATGACGCCCGGTGAATTCGAAGGCAAGCATTATGATGGTGTAATGCGCAACATCCACGGCAACCATCTTGCGCTGGTTGAGCGTGGTAGAATCGGCCGGGACGCAGTAATTAGCGACTCACTACCACTTGAAATGAGGTCCAACATGAAACTCAAGAAAAGCGCTTTGGCGCTGATTACTGCCCGGCTGCGTTCTACAGCGCAAGACGGTGTAACCCCTGAAATGGCTGTCGCCCTTCGCGCCATTGTTGGCGATGAAGAGATGGACAAGCTGATCGGCGCTGACGGCGATCTTGATCTGATTACCGCTGAAGACGAAGATCCGGAAAAGAAAGAACCTGAAAAGGCCCCCGATTCTCCGGTAGCCAAGGATTCCGACACTCCGGCCCCTACCCCTCGCGATACCGCCATGGATGCTGATTCCATTGCCGTCGTCGTCGGTGCTCGCATCGAGTCCAAATACGCTGCCCGTGATGCCGTTGAAAGCATCGTCGGCCGTATCGCTTGCGACAGCTTCCCGGACGCCGCCGCGATCTACGCCTACGCACTGAAGCAGAAAGGCATTGCCTGCGATGGCATCAACGAAGCCGGCCTGAAGGCTCTGGTTGCTATGCAGCGCGAAGTCAAGCCGGTACGCGATATCGCACAAGATGCCGCGCCTTCCACTCTCACTACTCGCTTCAAGCAGGGGTAAATCATGGCCTTTCAACGCGCTCTCAATCGTGACCTTCCACGCGGCGTGGCGGGCGACTTCGCTTCGACCAATCCGCGAAACTCCATTCTGGCCGGTGAATCCTCGCTGCGCACTGCCGCTCCGATCAATGTCGGCGCCTTCGCGTTTGCCGACCTGGCGACCGGACTGGTTGCTAGCGTGTTCGCTGCCGGCCTGGTTATCGGCTTCGTGCATCGCAACAACCAAGCAGTGGTTCCGCTGGGTTCGGCTGCGAGCATGGTTATCCCGACCGGCAAGGAAATCGCCCTGTTCTCCAGTGGTGACTTCTACGTGGTCGCGCCTGCTAACGTTGCCGCTGGTGATTCGGTGTATGCCCTGGATGCTACCGGCGCCGTATCGGCCGTAGCGACCAACTCGCACATCACCAACTTCAAGTTTGCCGAGACCGCCGTTTCTGGCGCGCTTGTCAAAATCACTCGATTCTCGATCTAAGGGGGCAAGCATGAACTTGCATGATTTGCAGCAAAACGCGGGCATTGTGTTCGCCACCGGCCACGCGCCGAACATGCTTACCGAAGCGGATCGCGCCCGACTGAACCGCGAGATTCGCGGGACCGTAGGTGACGCCGCGCCACTGCTCACCGCGCCCAACGCCGGCATCCTGTCGATGTTCACTACCTACGTAGATCCTCGCGTAGTCGAGTTCCTGGTGGAGCCGATGAAGGCTGGCCAGATCTTCGGCGAGACGAAGAAAGGTTCGTGGACTGACGACTTTCTGCAATTCCCGATTGCGGAATCTACCGGCGAAACATCGTCCTACGACGACTTCTCCGAAAACGGCATGAGCGGCACCAACGTCAACTGGGAAACCCGCGACACCTACTACTACCAGACCATCATCGAACTGGGCGAGCGGGAAGTTGAGCGTGCCGGTGCGGCCAAGCTGGATTGGGTTTCGCGCAAGCAGATTTCTGCCGCGCTGACCCTGAACAAGTTCCAGAACAAGACCTACTTCTTCGGCGTGGCCGGTCTGCGTAACTGGGGCATCCTGAACGATCCGTCGTTGCTGTCGTCCATCACTCTGCCGACGTGGGTCGGTGCTGATGGCGCGGTTGTGTACGCCGGTATCGCTCAGCTTTACGGCCAACTGGTCTTGCAAACTGGCGGCCTGATCGACCGTGAAACCCCGATGATCCTGCTCCTGTCGCCACAAGCAGAAGCGGCCTTCACTCGTACCAACCAGTACAACGTGAACGTCAGCGATCAGATCAAGAAGAACTTCCCGAACCTGGAAGTGCAGACCGCGCCAGAGATGTCTACTGGTGCCGGCGAAGCGATCAAGCTGATCGTGAAGAACTACGAAGGTGTTGATACCGTCGAGCCGACCTTTACCGAAAAGATGCGCGTTCATCCGATGGTGCTGGGTCTGTCTTCGTGGCGCCAGAAGCGTTCCCAGGGCACCGTGGGCACGATCATCTATCGTCCGATCTTCGTAGCCAGCGCGCTGGTTGCAATCTAAACTGTGCGGCGGGGCTTCGGCCTCGCCATCACTGATAAGGGGAAAGCATGAGCACTGTAACCATCGGCTGCAAACTTCCGAACGGCATCTATATGCAGATGGGCGAAACCCGTGTGCGCATCAACGGCTGGAACAACAACGAGATCGCCGGCCTTTCGCATGGCATTACCCGCGACGTTCCTGTCAGCCTGTGGGAAGCCTGGAGCAAAGAGCACGCCGAATCGAAGCTCGTTACGAATGGTTTCATCTTCGCCGAGGAATCGGAGAAGCGCGCCAAGGACAAAGCCAAGGACCAGAAAGACCGCAATTCCGGTTTCGAGCAGTTGCCACAAATCAAGGAAACTGACAAGGCCGGTGTTCTCGGCAAGTCGGACGTTTAATCATGGATGGCGTCGTAGTCTTCGACATTGCTGAATTCCGGGCGCTGTATCCCGCGATCACGGCCACCGATGCGCAGCTCGAGGACTACTTCGCCATGGCGGAATCCTTCCTAGACAACACCGAATGCAGTGTCGTCAAGGATCTGGGTTCGCGCAAGCGGATGCTCTACCTGCTGGTGGCCCACATCGCCATGCTGACCGGCATGGCTGAGAAAGGAAACCCAGTGGTAGGCCGCATCTCGAGCGCCACCGAGGGGACCGTCTCCGTGTCTCTGGACTACGGCACCATGGGCAACAACGAGCGCTGGTATCTGCAAACCCCTTGGGGCGCGATGTACTGGCAGCTCACCAAGCGTTATCGCTCGGCCGTGTACCGTCTGGGCATTGCGCCTATGCCGGTGCAGCGGACGTACACGCAGTGAGCAAGCTCACCGATATGCTCGACAAGTACCGGAAAGAACCTAAAGCGGTTCTGAAGGTTGGCATCATGGGTGATAAAACCTACCCGGATGGCGAGCTTGTGGCGTATGTCGGGTATCTGAACAATTACGGTTACAAGGGGATGATCCCCGGGCGCAAGCAGGTGATCTATCACGCGGTCAATGCTGACGGATCGATGCGTAACGATGGGCGCTTTGTGAAGGCCAAGAAGGCCAACCTGGCGCGCATCGTTGACGTACCGTCGTATGAGCTGAACATCCCGGCGCGGCCTTTCTTCACGCACGCGATTGCACTGAACAAAGACCAGCTGAAAGAGATCATCTCTAAGGCCATTCGCGAAGGCGGAGTGGTTTACGGAATGCGCATCGCGGGCGAGTTCATGTCGGACAAATTGAAAGAATCGGTCATGACCTGGAGCGATCCGGCGAACGCCAAGTCCACGATTGCCGCTAAGGGCTATAACGCGCCGCTGCGGGCTAATGACAAGATCCTGCGAAACTCCTTCACCTACGAGGTCGAATCATGATTAACGTGCGCGGACTGGCCAACATGGCCACGCAGAACGTGAACCCTAATCAGGTCGTCACTCTTGAGGTGAATACCGGTTACGCCGTGGACGACTACGGCAATCAGGTTCCGTCGTTCCTGTCGCAGCAGATCGAGGTGCAAACTCAGTCTCTTTCATCGACTGAGAAGTACAACCTGGACCTGAACAACAAGCAGGGTCAGTTCATTTCGATCTACGCCTACGGCACCATTGACGGCATCCGTCGCTGGCTGCAAAAAGGTTCGTCGAAGTTCACCTTCCCGGCTTACGGCGAAGAAGACCCGGCCGTGTGGATGGTCGATCAGGTGGCTGAATCCTACGCCACATGGACCCGGGTAATCGCATGGCGCACTGATGCTCCGATTACCGAGGCACCTATCAATGGCTGAGCTGAACGTCACGCAGCAGGAGATTTACAAGGACGTTCGCGCCTTCCTGCTTGGTCTGTTTCCCGGATCAGAAAAGCAAATCATCCAGGCGGCCCAGAATAACAACCCGCTGCCGAACAATGCCGTGGTGATGCAGGTTCTATTTAGCAAGAACCTGGACATCGCCGTCGTAACACCACTGCCGCCGACCGAGGCCGCGATTCAAAACTCTGTCGAATTACGCATGCAGATCGACTTTTACGGCGTGAACGCCGAAGCGCGTAGTCGGATCGTCGCCAACCTCTGGCGCACCGGCTACACCTGCGACCTGCTCACCACTTGCCAGCCGCTCTATGTCCAGTCGCATGACCGTCACATTTACGTCAACGACTCAAATCAGTACGAAGACCGTTGGATCATTGACCTCGGCCTGCAATACAATCCACAAGTAACCGTCGCGCAGGGATTCAGTAATTCCCCTCCCGTGATAACAATCGTCCCTGTCTCGGAGTAAATGCACATGTCCATTCCGGCAAGTCGCATCGTCACGATCAACCCGTCTGCCATTGGCACCGGGGGCAATCCGCTTGCGATGAATACCCTGCTCATTGTGAGCGGCCCAGAGCGCACCCTTGGCGTGCAACAGTTTGGCAGTGCTGCCGAGGTTGGCGCCTTCTACGGCCTGACTTCGCCGGAGTACACCTTTGCCGGTCGCTACTTCCTCGGCTATGACGGCGCGACAAGGGTGCCTGATGCGCTGAACGTCGTTGAGAATCCAGCCGCCCCGCTGCCTGCTATGCTGCGCGGTGCCAGCGTGCGCACCTTGACCCTGGCCCAGCTCAAGGCCATTACCGGTACACTGATCGTAACCATCGACGGATCGCCGATCACCATCACGCCGAACTTCTCCGCTGTCACCAGCTTCTCTGAAGCTGCCGCTCTGCTGACTGATGTCACCAACTTTGTCGGCGACTACAACGAACAGCAACAGTGCTTCGAGTTGTCTACCATCGATACCGGTGCGCCGGCAAACATCAGCTTCGGTTCTGGCATCGTCGGCCTGGCGCTCAAGCTGGATCAAGCGGCAGGCGCGCAGAAAGAAAACGGCCGAGCTGTCATGACCGACGCCGAGCTGATGGCATACGTCCTGAATAGAACCCAGAACTTCGGCGTCATCACGCACGTCGCCGAGCAGTTGCGCGCCAAGAAAGAATCGATGTCGGAATGGGTTACGCTGCAAAACAGCCGCTTCGCCTACATCGCCCAGGACACTGACGGAACCGCGCTGGTCGCCAACAACGACGCCAGCTTTGGCAAGTGGCTGGAAGACACCGAGCAGAACGGCACGACTCCTTACTACGGCTCCCTGGAGCAAGTGGCGGCAGTCTGCGGCGGTATCGCGGCCATCGACTTCAAGCGCACCAACGGTCGCCGGAACATCATGTTCATGAAGCAGTCGGGCCTGGCCGCGACCATCACCGAGGAAGGTGAATACACCGCGCTGATGAGCAACGGCTACACCTTCTACGGCGAGTTCGCGACCGCCAACGATGAATTCCGATTCAACGTCAACGGCGCCGTGTCCGGACAATTCAAATGGTTGGACAACTACGTCAATCAGATCTATCTGAATGCGCAGTTCCAGTTGGCGATGATGACCATGCTCACCAGCTACGGCTTCATCTCGTACAACGAGACGGGCAAGGCGATTCACCGCGCTGCGGCCGCTGGCCCTATCGCCGAGATGTTGAACTTCGGTGGTATCGTGCCACTGGTTGATCCTTCGGCCTTGAGCGAACAGCAAAAGTCAATCATCAACACTCAGGCCGGTTACAGCATCACGCCTTCGCTGTTGTCGCAGGGCTGGGCAATCGATATCAAAACCCCGGATGCGCAGACTCGCGGCAACCGTGGCTCGTTCCCGTTCACCTTCTGGTACACAGACGGCGGATCGGTGCAAAGCGTCAACATGGCTTCGATCAACGTACAGTAAGGGGAATAAATCATGCCAATGGGACAGAATCCCCGCACGATCACAGCGGCCAACAGCGTCGTTATGTTCACCGCTGCGGGCTACTACGATCAGGCCGTTCAGCTTCAAGGCTTCCAGGTAGATAACGCGTTCGGCTTCGGTGATGCGACCGTGGGCGAGACCCGCATGGGCGTGGACGGCAAGCAGTCTGGTGGCTGGGTCGCTCACGAAGTGCCGGTTACGGTATTCCTCGAGGCGAACAGCGCAAGCCGTTTGCAGATGGAAGAGTTCCGTGCCTGGTGCAACGCCAACCAAGAAACCAGCCTCTGCACACTGGACATCACCATCCCGTCGATTGGCCGTCGCATCCAGGCCAGCGGCTTCATGGTTAGCCAGGGTGGCGGTCCTTCCGCGCAGAAGCTCATCAACGGCACGCAGTACGTGTTCAACATGGTCATCAACAGCGAGGAATCTATTTCGTGATTTCGACCAAGGACGTGACCATCGAAGACGGCACGGACGCGGGCAAAACGTTCATCGTGAAGAAGATGCCTCTTCTTCGCGGTGATCGCTGGGCCAACCGCGTGGCGCTGTCACTGTGCAAGGGCGGGGTTGATATCTCCGGCCTGACCACGACCGACGAAAGCGGAAAGCTGGTGTTTCGAGGCTTGCTGGACATGGCCGGCGTGGTCAGCGTGGCGCTGAAGGCATTGGGCGGCGTCGATGATGTCACCGCCCAAGAGCTGCTGGACGAAGTGCTGCAAGACGTTCGCCTGCGCCTGCCCAGTGGATCGGATCGGCCTTTGATGCTCGAGACCGACGTGACCAGTATTTCCACGCTCTGGAAACTTCGAATCGAATCGATCAAGGTCAACCTCGATTTTTTAACGGCCGGCGTTACCCAGTAATCGAAACTGATGGGTTGCAGATGCCTCTGAACACAGAGGCATTTGCAAGGTGCGCAAACCTGAGCGGCCAGGCCTTCTATGTCCTCGACAACGGCCTGGCAACTTACGCTGATCTTGACTCGCACCTAACGCTAGAAGACGCCATCACGATGATTGAATTTCATCAGGTGTCCGCGCACAACAAGGCACTGATTAAGGAATTGCAGGATGAGCTCAGTAACGGTCGATGAACTGGTAATGCGCATCGAGATCGAACTGGACAAGTTTCGATCTGAAGCGGGCCAAGCTGAGGGCATTGAAAAGCGCCTGCGAACTGCGCTCAAGGGCACTGAGGAAGCTTCCGCTGATGCCGGCAAAGGCATTGATAAGATGGCCGGGAAAGTGGGCGAATCCACCAAGGCCGTGGGCAAGCAGCAGCAAGCCCTGATAGCCGTCACCGGGCGCGTCGTGGCATTCCTTGGCGCGCTCGCCGGCTCTAACGCCATCGTCAAGTTCACGACCGCAATTTCCAATGCCAACGACCAATTAGGCTTTATGTCCAAGCGTCTTGGCGCGACCGCTCGAGACATCAAAGGGATGGACACCGCCGTCGCCGGTCTTGGCGGCGCCGGGGCCTCAGCCGAAAACACCATGCGCAGCCTGAATCAAGGGATTCAGGAAATGGTGCTAATGGGCAATGACTCTCTGATCCCCTTCTTCAGCGCGCTCGGCGTCGGCGTGGTCGATGCCTCGGGCAACGTCCGCAAGATGAACGACGTGTTGCTTGATATGTCCGACTCGCTGTCGAAGATGGACCCGCAGCAGGCCTATGCGATTGCCTCGGCAATGGGGATCGATGACGGCATGGCTAACGCCCTGATCCAGGGCCGGGATGCCATGCAAGAGATGCTGGACATGCAGAAGAAGTCATATGTCTCCAGCGAGCAAGACATTAAGGCCAGTCGCGAACTGAGCAAGGCCCAGGCGTTCCTGTCGTCGCAGTGGGAAGGCATGAAAACCATGCTGGCCAACGCGCTGATTCCCGTACTGCTCAAGATGACTAAAGTGGTTTCGGGGTGGATGGATTACCTGGCCCGCAATGAGCGCACCGTGCGCAACTTATTCGAAGGCATCACCATCGCCATTACTGTGCTGCTTCTGCCTGCCCTGGTAAGGGCCGGGGTTGCTATGCTGGCGCTGATTTCCCCTATTCTCGCGACGGCGGCCGTGGTGGCTATCCTGGCCGCTGGCTTCGCCCTGCTCTACGACGACTACAAGACATGGGCCGAGGGCGGGAAATCGCTGTTCGACTGGACGGCGTTCGACAAGTACATCAAGGGCACCAACGTATCCGTGGACAGCCTAGCCAAGGGCTTCGCCCGCCTGCTGACCGGGTATGACTCGCTGGCCGATGCGCAGCAAGCCTTTTCAAAGTGGCTGCATGAAAAAGGCATCATTGACGAGAATGGCCTATCCGTTCGCGGACTGGCCAATGCCTTCAAGCAGCTCGGCAAGGACATTTACGATTCCGTCCCGGCACTGAAAACAATGGTCGAACTTCTCGGCGCCGTAATGGAGGGCCGATGGGGTGACGCGCTGAGCCTGGCGAAGAATATCCCGGCGCAAGTCGCGGGCACCTATATCGATGTGGTAGGCGCAACAACCGGCCATGTTGCTGGCGCGCTGGACACCATGCTGGGTCATGAGGCGGGCTCGGAAGGCACTATCTCGGGCGGAGTGAAGTCCGGCGCCGCATGGCTGAAAAACCAATTGGCTTCATGGGTTGGCTCTAGTGGCGGATCTGCGGGCACATCGTCCTACGGGCAATCCGGCCTGATGCCGCCCGCCGAGCTGATGCCGGCTTTCGAGAACGCTTCGAAAAAGCACGGTGTACCGGTAGAGTCGCTGATCGCCCTGGCGCATCAAGAATCACGCTTCAATGCGAACGCAGTCGGCCCGGAAACCAAGTGGGGCACAGCCAAGGGCATGATGCAATACCTTGACAGCACGTCGAAAAGCTTGGGCATCAACCCTTACGACCCGGCCCAGGCGATTGATGCGGCCGCCATGCAGTTGCGTCAGCGCCTGGACGCGGGCGACACGATGGAGGATGCATTCAAGCATCACCACGCCGGACCCAACCGAAACATCTGGGGTTCGAAAACAGAAGCCTATGGGTCTGACGTTCTGGGTAAAATGTCGGCTATCACGGCTCAGCGAATGACTCAGGGCGGCGTATCGCCCTCTTCCGCAAGCTCGTCATCGGGTGGCGGCGTTCAGGTATCGGTCGGCTCTGTCACCGTACAGACCTCGGCCACGTCCCTTCCTGAAGCGACAGCGGCTGGTGTGGCGGCGGGCGTATCGCGCAGTAGTCAGCTTATTAACCAATTGGGAGGTGGCACGCTATGACGATTCCTGGGCTCCCTAGCATTCCCGATTTTAAAGGGCTCGTCTCATCGGGCACTAGCGCACTAATCAGCTTTGGCGGAGCGACCCTGATCCGCAAGATCTTCGGCAACCAATGGGGGATCTTCAACCAGTTCGGCATTCCGATCATGCTGGCGGACACCGTGTATTCGGTGAAGTACCAGAACAACAGCCAGGTGTCTCAGGCGCCGGTCGAGAAAGGCACCTTCACCAGCTACAACAAGGTCCAGAACCCCTATCAGGCGACCGTGACGATGATTCGCGGCGGCGGTGATGCGACCTTGCGCGGCCTGTTCATCGCCCAGCTTGAGCTGCTGTCTAAGTCCACGCTGCTGTTCCATATCATCACGCCGGAATACGTGCACCTCAATGCGGCGATCACCGGCTACGACTACGCCAGGATGCCGCAGGATGGCGCCCGCATGATCGCGGCCAACATCTACCTGGAAGAGATCCGCGAAGGCGAAGTGACGTATGAAACCAAGGAGACGGCAAATCCCGAGGACGCTCCGCCCGTAGACGCAGGCGAACAGCAGCCAGCCCCGGCCAGCGAATCCATCCTGACGCGGATTGTTGATACGATCACGGCCGATGGCGGCTTGAGGCAGGTCGCCCAAGATGTCGGCGATAAGGCTTTGGAAATGTTCGACAAGTTCACCAACGGAACGCCGGGAGCAGTGACGCAATGACCCTTGACGTGATACAGCTTCAGCCAGTACCAAACCAATCCACGTCTTTCTTGCTGAACGGCCTGCCGTACACCATTGATGTGGATACCCGGCTGGACATCCCTTACATCTCAGTCTTCATCTCTGGCGCTTACGTGCTGCGCAATCGCGCCTTGCGCTCCTATGCGCCGATTGGCTTCGGTCTTCAAATGGTCGATACGCAAGGGACCGATGATCCTGATTACAAGGGGTTCGGCTCGCGCTGGCTGCTGTTCGGGTTGCAGCAATGAACAAGAAGATCATCCGCACCACCATCACGCTGGTCGGCGACACCTTCTCGCAGGGGAACCCGCTCATCACAGAGAACCTGCGCACGATCTGCACCATCAACTTCGGCAATGGCTCCGTGGTGCCTACTGCCGAGATCATGATTTATGGCTTGAATATGCCGGCCATGTTGAAGCTGATGCGCATCATCCGCAGCATGCAGAACACAATCAAGGTCGAGGCCGGCGAGCAAGGCAGCGAGCTGACGACGGTCTACGAGGGCAATATCACGTTCGGCTATGTGGACATGAGCAACGCGCCCGATGTGGCGTTTCGCATCACCAGCTCGACAGCGATCCTCGATATGTACACGGCCGCCACGCCCATTACGTTCAAGGGCGAAACCCCGGTCGTCCAGGCGCTGGGGTCGATTGCCGACAAGATGGGTTACACGCTGGAGAACAACGGTGTTCCTGATTCGCTGACCATGAAAGACACGACCCTGACGGACACGGACCTGAACAAGATCCGGGCCCTGTGCAAGCGCTACCAGATCGATCTTTACATTGAGCAGAAGACAATCAGCATCGCTCCCCAGGGATCGCCGCGAAACATCCGTATCGCCACGCTCCGGCCTGGCAGCGGACTCATTGGCTACCCCGCGCCGACGATGCAGGGCGTGGACGCTCGATGCCTGTACAGTCCAGCCATTCGCTTTGGTGGCGTCATCCGCATTGCTGACTCGGTAATTGAACCGTGCAATGGAGATTGGAGGGTGTTCGGGGTTACACTAAACCTAGAATCAGAAGTGCCTGGAGGCAACTGGTTTATGGACATCCGCGCCACTCACAACGAGCCAAACAATGCCGCCATCAGTCGCTAAGCCTTACCGCGCCGAGGATTCTTCGGGCGGCCCACTGGAAACCGAGTTCATCCTTGAGCGGCTGATCGGTCGCTCCTACACCATGACGCTGGTCAAGGTGGGCGAAGTTCAGGCAGGCGGCACCGGCCCGGTGGGATTTTTGTCCGCGACCGACCTGATTCAGCAGATGAACGGGAACAACGAAGGAATCCCGAATCAGCCGATGGAGAACCTGCCCTACTTCCGCCTGCAAGGTGGCGGCAATGCGATCATCATCGACCCGAAGCCGGGCGACATTGGCCTTGCCGTGTTTGCTCGGCGCGACATCAGCGATCTCAAGCAAAGCAAGACCGAAGGGCCTCCGCCAAGCCTGCGCCAACTTGATGTTTCGGATGGCCTGTATATCGGCGGCCTGCTGAACGGCGCGCCGTCGCAGTGGATTCAATTTCTGGACAGCGGAATAAGCATAAAGGCTACCGGCACCATCACGATTGATGCACCCAGGCTAAAGGTTAGTGGAGAGATAGAAGACGCCGTTGGAACGATGCAACTCATGCGCGACCAGTACAACGCGCACATCGGGCACTTGCCTAGCGGCGGATCGTCCCCGAGCGTCCCGATGGAGGAATCACCATAATGAACACGCTGTTTCTTCTTCCCGAGACGTGGGATCTGGCGCTCGACTCTTCTGGTAATATTGCCGTGGCCAGCGATATCTATCAGCAGACCCAAGATGTTGCCAGTGCGTGCCGCACCTTCTCGCGTGATGTGTATTACGATCAGGCCGCCGGCATCCCCTACTTCGAAAACGTTCTTGGCCAGTTTGGATTCCCGCTATCGCTGTACAAGATGCACCTGGAGACAGCCGCACAGTCCGTTTCCGGTGTGGTGTCGGCGAGCGCTCAGCTACAATTGACCGGGCGTGTCGCAAGCGGCGCTATCCTGTTCACCAATGAAGACAACCAGACCGGGCAAATCAACCTATGATCCCTATGATCCAGATCACCGACATTGGCCTAGTCGCTCCGACACGCGAGGCGATCACGGCGGGCCTGTGGGAGATCATGCGCGGCGCGTTCGGCCAAGATCTGAACGAGGACGCACGCACACCGCAAGGTCAGCTTGTAACGTCTCTCGCGGCGATGATCGACAATCAGAACAGCTCGATGATAGCGCTCGGCAACAACTTCGACCCGCGCTATGCCATCGGCCAGTTCCAAGAGGCGCTTGGAGCCGTCTACTTCCTGACTCGAAAGCTCGCCACTCGATCAGTTGCCATGCAGGACTTTATCGGCATCGCTGGAACCGTTATCCCGAAGGGGTTCATCATCATTGATGACGCCGGTATCGAATGGGAAGTCGCAAACGCTTCGACAGTCGGCGCGGGCTTGGTGGCTGTTCTTTGCATGACGCCAGGCCCTATTCAGGCTGCGCCTTTGACGATCCGCACCTTCAAGGAAACCATCGACGGCCTAGATCGCACGGAAAACCCGGACGCAGCCGCAGTAGGTTCTAATCAGGAGTCCCGCTCGAACTACGAGACGCGCCGCTATGAGTCGGTCGCGGCCAACAGCAAGAACATGAACGCCTCGGTTCGCGGTGCTGTCGGCAACCTGCCTGGCGTCATTGACGTATTTGTCCAAGACAACCCAACAGACGGCTCCATCATCATTGGCGAGACGGATTATCCAATGATCCGTAATAGCCTGCTGGTGTCTGTGGTCGGCGGCGACGATCAGCAGCTTGCCGAGATGATCCTTATCAAAGGCGGAACCTGCTGCTCGTTCGTGGGCAACACGTCTATTCTCTGGAAAGACGAAGCCAGCGGCACGCCAGGGTATCGCCCCGAGTACATCGTCAAGCTTGAACGGCCGGATCACGTCACTGTTTCGCTGCGCCTCACTGTCGTGGACGCCTCGGTCATTTCATACGCCAGCTCTCAGGCTGCAAAGCAGCAGATCGTTTCCGACTTCCAGTCCGGTGAGTATCGCGCCAGGATCGGCGGCCTGGTCGTCGGCGCTAACTACCTGCTGAATCTGGACAGCGCCCTGCTGCGCCCGGTCAAGCTTGAGCTTTCCACTGATGGCGTGACGTGGGAAGAGTTCATGCGCTTTGGCGTGGATCAATACCCGACAACCTCAGTCGCCAACGTCACTGTGGTGGGCATATGATCGAAAAAACGATCATGAGCCAGTATGCCAACAGCCCTCGGTTGATGAGCATCATTTCTGGTCTGTGGACGGCAATCGACCCTGAAAAGTTCACTGGCGACTTTTATCGCTTAGTGATGGATATCCCAAACGCCAACACCTACGGCCTCGACATCTGGGGTCGAATTGTTGGGATCGGCCGGACCGTTACGTTTGTAAACCCGGCCGGAGAATACCTTGGGTTCGAGGACGGATTCTATCCGTTCGGCGAGAGACCATTTAGCGCCCCAGGCAGCGGAACTGATACGTGGGAGCTGACCAATGACGCTTACCGCGAACTGATCTTGCTGAAGGCGCTGGCCAACATCGTTTACGCGTCAGCCCCAAACATCAACGCACTCATGCGCGCCATGTTCGCGAAGCCCTGCTATTTCCTGATTACGGGTCACATGCAGGGTCGTTACGTTTTCGAGTTCGATCTATCGCCCTACCAGCATCACTTGGTTTTCAATACCGACATTCTTCCGCGCCCGTGCGGCGTGGATGTGAGCATTATCATCAGCGCCGACCCTTCTGGAATTTTCGGATTTTATGGATCGGGTTTCCAGCCATTCGGCCAAGGAGTTTTCTACGATGCAACCTGATTTGATCCTGATCCCATTTGGTAAAAATGCCACTCCCGGGACTATTGACCCGATCCCAAAAACCAGAGGCCCTGGCGATGAACCGCAGCAGGCCACATGGGACGAAGGATTCCCTCAAGTAACCATGACCCCGCTGGCGGCAGGCGGCATCCCGCCGAAAGGCCAAGACTTCAACGGCGTCCTGAAAGCGATCAGCGAACATACGGTTTTCACTGAGCATGGCGGCCAATACAAGTGGTCGTCAGCCTACGTTGCGCAAAGCGGCGGCTATTCCATTAGTGATGTGGTTCAAGCTGACGACGGTCTAAACTCCTACGTCAGTCTTGTAGACTCCAACACTGCAAACTTCAATACAACGCCAGCATCCATCGGCACAAGCTGGGCGCTGTATGCTGGCCGAAACACTCAGACTATGGCAACAGAGACTGTCGCGGGTATTTCTAAACGATCTACCCAAGCGTTAGCGGAGGCTGGCGTAGACGATACAACGAGCATGACCCCACTTAAAACCAAGCAGTCGATTGCCGCCAATACCTCGGCGTCAACTGACGGCATTGCCGGAAGCCATTCAAATCTGAAAGTTTCCGCGACTGGGCTTAGCGCACTGGTAGTAGTTACCGCAGACGCTGTTTGCGTAAAAAACCCTGCGTTTGCGCAGAAAGTTCTAAACGCTATTTCGCTGAGCGTGAACCTGGCGGGTAGTGGAGCAAACGGTCTTGATACTGGCGTTTCTGCTGCGTCCACATGGTATAGCGTTTGGGCAATCTGGAACGGAACAACTGTTGCTGGTTTGCTTTCGCTAAGCGCGACCGCACCAACCATGCCGGCAGGCTACACGTATAAAGCGCGGATTGGCTGGGCGCGAAGCGATGCGACTGCAAATAAATTTCCACTGCCGTTTATCCAGGTTGGCGCCTCAGTTGATTACAAGGTTGTAATTGGTAGCAACCTTACCGTTCTTCCATTGATAGCCTCGGCAACAACTCCTACTGGCTCGTGGACGGCTGCAGGGATTTCGTCTGTATTCCCACCAACGGCGTTCAAAGCTAGACTGAAATTTTACATGTCGCAAACTGCTCCAGCAGCGTTCTATATTGCGCCAAATAACCAGCTAGCAGCTATTGCAAACGCTCCGGCACAGTTCCAGGTTGGGTTTAACTCCACAGGGAACATGTCGTTGGCTCAGGTTTTTGAAATGTCAATTGAGTCGACAAATATGTACTACCAAATGAGCGGGACTCCGCTTATCGCAACTGTTCATGCATACGGCTGGGAGGATTCGTTATAATGGGATACGCAATCAAAAAGAACTTGCGCGACCTACGGATGGTAAACAGCCGGGAAGACGTAAAGCCTGACGAGTTTTATAGCAATGAGCCGGTTGAAATAGCCCCGCTTGCCCCGGACAGAGAATCGGTAGAGAGAATGAGGCGCATTGCCTATTCAGATCCAGTCTACGGCTGTGATAGGTTTTTTGCAGAAGCTGTCAGGCTTGCTGCGTCAGACGCAAGCCTGGATGAAATTGAAAAAGCAAAAAGCGCAGGCCGCTCAAGATTTGCCGAAATAAAAAAATCTCTCCCTTGGCCAACAGTAGGTAGTAAGTGACAATGCCAAAGATTGTATTTGTAGGTCATAGTGTACCGCTCGGCGTCGGGTACGGCGGCGTAACAGTCGCCGATACATTCGTCCAAAAAGTAGGGCTGGCAAACGGGTACGCGGCAACTGATATCGTCAACGCCAGCGTTGGTGGTAACAAGACCGCTGACGTGCTGGCTAGTCTTCAAACAGATGTTCTGGCGCTGTCGCCGGCTGTCTGCGTTGTCATGATCGGCGTTAATGACTGGATCAACGGCGTGCCATTGGCTACGTTCAAAGCCAACCTTACATCGATTGTTGACCAGATCCAGGCTAAAGGCATTAAGTGCACGCTATTCACGGACAACATGTACTGCGGCAGCTCGGCGCAGTTCGCGAGCTACGGGGCCTTTATTGATGCAGTCAGAGAGGTGGCATTTCTCAAGAAGTGCAACCTTGTTGATCTGTACGCCCGTATGTGCCAGGAGGCATTGGTAGGGGCGCACTCTCCGTACTACGTCGACCTGATACACCTCACGGTAGCGGGGCACGCTTTTGTTGCTGCTTTTGCTGCAAAGCCGTGGCACGTTGGGTTTTTTAACCAGGCAGCGCTTCCCGTAGTAAGTCCTAACCCTGAACTGGCCCTGCTCACTTCACTTGCTGAGTATGTTCTAGCGTCTGGTCATCCAGCGCTAACAGCATCAGTAAAAAGTCAGCTCGCTACTTTACTAGTGGCAAGCGTTTAGTAGTTTGTGGTTGGCATGACCACCAAAATCAATTTCTACAAGGCGATCTGACATGCCAATAACCGCGCAGCAACTTCTGCAGATCCTTCCGAGCTCCGGCAAGCAGGCGAACGTTTTTGCATCTGAGATGAGCCTAGCCATGGGTCAATACCAAATCAACACGCCGAAGCGTATGGCCGCATTCATTGCCCAGGTCGGCCATGAGTCCGGCCAGTTTCGCTATGTGCGCGAGTTGGGCGGCGACCAGTACCTTAGCAAGTACGACACCGGAGCTCTGGCAAAGCGCCTTGGCAACACGCCGGAGGCTGATGGTGACGGGCAGAAATACCGGGGCCGGGGCCTGATCCAGATCACTGGGCGCGACAACTACCTGGCATGCAGCAAGGCCCTGTTCGGGGATAACCGCCTACTGAGTACGCCAGAGCTTCTTGAGCAAGCCGAGTGGGCCTGCAAGTCGGCGGCGTGGTTCTGGAATTCGCGCAACCTGAATGCGCTTGCCGATGCCGGCGATATGAGCGGCATTACCAAGCGCATCAATGGCGGGTTCAATGGCTTGGCCGAGAGGCTGGCCTTCTATGAGCGCGCCAAGAAGGTGCTGGCATGAATCCGCTCCTGCTGCGAATCCTTCCTTACATAGCTGCAGTCCTTCTGGCGGCTGGCGCGCTGCTCGTCGCCTATCATCACGGGCTGTCGGTGAAGGATTCCCAGTGGAAGGAGCGCTGGTCTGACCGTGACGCCGACGACAGCCAAGCGCTGGCCGATGCCGAAGTTGCCGAGCGCACCAAAGAGCAAGCCCGACAGCAATCCATCAACAAGGTGATCCAAGATGGTCAGAAAGCCATTGATTCAGCGACTGCTGATGCTGTCAGCGCTCGCGCTACTGCTAACGGCCTGCGCAACGAAGTCGATAGAGTCGCCAGCCGTGCCGCAAGTACGACCAGCAGCCATTCCTGCACTGCCGCAGCAAGCCAGGCAGCAAGCCGCGCCGTCCTGGTGTTTGCCGAGCTGTTCAAGCGCGCTGATGAAAGAGCGGGAGATTTGGCGAGTCAGGCTGATGAAAGTCGAGCACGGGGATTGAACTGCGAAGCGGCGTATCAGGGCATTGCGAACTAGGCCATAACGGCAAGATGGCAACTACCTAGTAGGATTTCTAGGTAGTTCGGAAAGAGAGCCCGCATTGCGCGGGCTTTTTTGTATTCGTTGCGTCGGACTTGAGGCACCTGTAGAAATCACAGTGCCATTTCGGTCTGTGTTTCTCTCTGCCAGATCATCGAACTGTTGTGCGCCTCGATGCGGTCGGCGATGACATTGGCGCGCTGTCCTGCAGTTGGTGGCGCGTACATCCCGAAGCGGCTTATGCTTCCGCCGTTCACTGCAGCGTTCGTGGAATCGGCTGATGCAAGCGGTAACAGTTGGAAGATCGCAGGGTCAAGCATGCGTAGGCCGTGGAGTCGGCACATCGGCCTCCCGTGATCGTCACAGATTGCATCCATCGCCGCCCCGATCCTCTTCCACCATGGGTTAGTGCCAGGGCTTGACCATTGCCCTGAACTGCCAATGGCGACCATCTGCCATTCAGCAGCTAGCATCTGAAGGCGCTCAAGTGATTCGTGCAGGTGCCATACAGGGACGCCACGCAACTCCTTGGGCCACGCATCGAGCAACGCATCGTTCGCAGCCTCGTCGCCGTCGATCACGTCAGGGATGAGAGCCCAGTCGAAGCCTGGGTGCCGATGCCATTGTTCAACCCATCGGGTATAACCATCAACGTCGAGCTTTCCGCCTTTCTGCCAGATCGAGTAAGCGCCATTGTCGAAGACAAACGACTGGCATACATCGGCAACGATTCCCATATCATCTTGTCGAGGGAACGGCACCAAGGCATGCCGGCCGGCAAGGAACCGGGCGCCATCCTGGCGAGTGCCGCCGACTGGCGTGCCATGGTAATGGATCATCCCACGAGCCTCACTGTTTCTATTTCTACACCCTGGTGCGTGGCGATTATGGTCTGGTCTCCACCAAAAGCTTCAGAAAGCCGGTCTGCGATTTGTTCATGCCACCCCTTCTTAATCAGCGCGGTGGAAGTCTTGATGTGCTCAACGTGGATCATCACTAGTGATCTGATTTCCAGACGGTAGATGATCGTTTCGCCGTCTGCCGGACAGACTGCAGAGAATGTATGGCGGTAAATATTCATGTTCGATCCTTGGATTTCTTTATGGTTTTCGGGCTGCCAGCGCCTCGGCCTTCAGCGCGGCATACGACACGCAATCAAGCGCGCTGTCTTCGTGGTACTTTCCGGGGTTCTGCCACTGGCGCACGTCTTTCAGGATCTGCAAGAAAAGAAACCCTTCTGCCTGGGTCAGCGCTATTCCGGTGATGGCCTCAAATGCCGAAACCATGCGCCCCATGCTGCGCTCTCCGCCTTCCTGCTCGTACTCCTTGGCACGCTCCGCCTGAACATAAATCGCCGCCTGCAAGAAGTCTGACGAGGTTTTAGGTCCGCTCATGATTGCCACTTCGCTGCGTGTTCCGCCTGGCGCTTCTTCGAGCACTTCGCATGACTTCCGTGCGACCGGTGCCGCTTGCAGTATTCGCAGTTCGGGTTCAGCTCAAGGAATGGCATCGGCGAGCTGCTACGGCGAATCTCGGCGGTTCTGTAGAGCGCGCTCATTGATTCAGCTCCTTGACCTTGTCGATGATGCGTTCTGCCAATGCTCCCGCACCAAGAGAATGGTTGCCGTCAACCGTCCGGATAATCTGCGCCAATACATCAACATCGGGTATCACCACCGCTACCGGCGCGTGCGGCGAGGTATAGAGCTCAACCCCAAGATCTGGAAGTTTGCCTTTGGCCCATGAAATCTCTCTTAGACCGCGACCGAACTCAACAACACGCCCCACCGGCTCACCCTGCCCACCCTTCAGCCGCTCGATTTCAGACTTTAGAGCGGCGACCTCTTCGTCGCCTGTTTCAGCAAGTGACGCCGCGCCCTCTACTGACATTTCGAGATTGATCTTGAGAGCTTCTTTCTCCGCCGTCAGCCGTGCGATGGTTGCTTGCAGTTCGGCGAGTTCGGGCGGGGAGGTGTAGAGCTCGTATTCGCCAGCCGTCAGGCGCTCGGCGGCGCCGTACCAGTCAAGTTCGTATTCATTCCCTCGCCCTTTGTCAGTAACCTTTAACCAAGCTGCGGCCACCGGCTGGCGCTCGACGACTGGGACGGCGAGGGTGGTACAGATTTCCGCTCGCATTGCGTCGAGAGGAGCCCACCACTCTTCGCCGTATTTGCGGATCAGCCTTGGATGGCTGTCATGCCCGGTCATGATGTAAAGCAGGTCGTCGAGTTTTTGCGCCAGATCCCGCGACATGGTTACGGTTTTATCGGTCATCACTGAAATACTCCTGACGCTCTTGGTCGTGGCGGCGCTGCAAGGCTTCGTCGTCTTCCTTGCGTTCGGCTTCGCTTGCTCCCGATTCGGTTGGTTGTGCCAATGCTGAATCAACGATGCATTTGGCGTGCTTACGCATCAGCACTCGGCCATTCTCTGGCATGTGCTCCCACGGATAATCCATGCAGTTGGCGAGAACCTTTGCGGCTGCCTCGATATCGCGAACCGCATTCCGCTGCTCGGCGGCTGCAAGGCTCAGTTTGAGTGTGACGTTGGAATGCTCTAGCGTGTCGAACTCTTCTTCTAGTTCGGCCAGCTCTTCCCGCAGCGCAGCCAGATCGAGCATCAGAGCATTCACGTCAGCGTGATACTCACCGGATAACTTCACTTCACTCATAATTCCTCCGACATTCCGTTATGAAACATTATTCGTCGTGGCAGACCCGAAGAGCCTCTCGGCGGCTCGCCATTTCAAGTTTTCGCACCACAATTTCGGATAACTCGATCTTGTGGCGCGGCGCTTCTAATAAGGGCCTCGCCTTTCCAGGGCCGAGCGCGTGCAGGTGATGAATCATCAGCGTCATTGCCTCGCCCTGCTCTTCGATCCCGGCCCACTCCATGAGGTCGGCCAGGGCATTCTTTGTGCCGGGGCGCACCTTTAGGCGTAGATCCTCTTCCTGAAGCCTTGCTGCCTTCTCGGCGCGCTTCTCGTCTCGCTGCTGCTGGGTCATCGCCATCATGCAGCCCTCTTTGATTCAACAAGCGACTCGATGTCGTATTCCTGAATCGCCGTCCGTACGATGGCATGCGGATCTTTCGACATCGCACACATGGCCACGATGCGCTCCAGGCCTTTATCCTTGGCGCGGCTTCCGGCGCTGGCTAGCACTTCTCGGAGTGTGGCCGGGGATGCATGGAATTCGGCGGCCAGGGCCATAATCAGCAGAACGTCGAGGCCGTCGAGCGGGCGCTTTTCAGTGCGCCACCACACATGGGGCTTTCCGACCGAGCCGCGCTCGCGGGCGATCTTGCCCTTGGCTTCCAGCTCGACCAGATCAGCGCGCACTGATTGGATGCTCATCCCGGTAGCGCCGGCCAGTTCCTGCGCCGTCATGCCCTTGGGGTTTGTG